GCTCAAGGTATAAAGTTTGAGAAAAAACTTCAACAATTCACTCAACTTGGTTCCACCATTACCGCATCGTTTGCAGCTGCTCAAGCCGCAATTGGATTGTTCGGAGGTGAGAGTGAAAAGGTTGCAGAAGCAGCGGCCAAGGCTCAAAACTTACTTACCATTGCACTTGTTGCAAGGGAGTTGGCTACCGCAGGGACAACTCTTAAGACCATTGCAAATACCGTTGCAACGGTTGCTCAAACTGCGGCAACGACAGCAGCGACAGCCGCTACACGAGCTCTTTGGTTAGCATTAGCAGCGAATCCATTGACAGCAATTTTGGCTGTTATTGGATTGGTCGTTACCGCTCTTGTTACTTTGACCGGAAGTACAGAAGATGCAACTAAAGCAGAAGAAGCTTATCAAGCAGCACTGAAAAAAGGAAATGACGAACGTCAATTCGAATTGCAATTACTTCAAGCTCAAGGAAGGGATGAAGAAGACTTGGCACGTAAAAGACTTGCAAATGCAAAAGAAGCTGAAGAAATTGCAAAGAGTGCATTTCAACGTGCTCAGACTAAAAGTAGATTCGATGAAACCACTGAGAAAAGACGACAGGAAGCTGATGAAGCAACACGTCAAAGAATTTTAGCTCAAGAAAGTCTTGATAGTTTATTGGATGAGAATAAGAAAAAAAGAGCTGAGGATTTATCAAATCAAAGAAAGAAATTAGCGGAAGAAAGAAAACAACAGATTGAATCTGAAATAGCTCAATTGGGTGAATTGACTCGTGCGGAAATTGCACGTGATTTGGTGGGACAAAAACTCCAAGCTGCTGAGTTTGAATCTGTACTGGCAAAAAGATTAGAGCTGGTCAAAAGTTTGACTTCAGCTTATCAAAAGGAAACTGACATCCTTACTCAATACAATAAAGTATTTGGAACAAGAGATTTGTTAATTGACCGAGATAACAAATTTATTGATTTTCAAATTGGATTATTCAGAGATTTAGAAAAATCCGTTGGACTTTATGGAAAGACATTACAAAGTTCTGTAGAAGTAGTTGAAACTGCAGGGAACAGTTACAATGAGTTTGGTCAACAAATTGTAGAATCCGATGCGGCGCTCATGAGATGGAATGCAATTCTGAAAGATACTGAAAGAATAGAATTGCAAGAACCATTCAGAAGAGTATATGAAGTTTTACAATTAATAAGTGATGGATTCAAATCAGTTGGAAGTAGTATTAGTCTGCTCAGTTTCAAAGAATTATTAGCCGATATAGTAAATTTCGAACTTGGACTAAATGGTGTCAGTTATGCTCAATTTATTGGCAATCAACAAGATTTAGGTAAATTACAAGAAACTTTTGTTGAAGAATACATTCAATCTCAAGTTAAATTAGAAAAAACAGCACCAGGATATGCCAAAGCTGTGGAGGAAGCTACCAAGAGTGGTACCTTGTTTTTTGAATTGTTGGTAAAAAATCAGAAAGAAGTTTTAACATTCGAAGCTAATTTACTTAAAACTAAAAGAACATTGAGTGAGCTCAATGAGGAGATTAGGGGAATCGTTAATGACCCAATTGCTCTAAATGCATTCCTGAGTAAAAACAGAGATTTAATCACCCAATCTTTCACGGTTGATTTGGGTGAAGTAGAATCCAATAGGAATGCTCTTTTAGCATTGGATAATATTATAGCGACAAGACAGTACAACCAAGCAGAGGGATTCAGAACAGAAATTCTTGCATTGGAAGAAGAATTTGCAAAACAGGGAATTGATATATCAAAAGCCAGTGATGAAGAAAAATTAAAATTATTGAAATTCTATCTTGGATTAGAAGTAACGGAAACTGAAAATGCTGAGAAGAAAAAACAAGATGCATTCCAAAAGACAATCAACAAATATGTAAGCAGCATTCAAGCAGTTTCATCTGTATTAAATTCACTGGCTCAACTTACCTCTGACTATTATGCAACTCAATTGGAAAAATTGGACATTCAATCTGAAAAAGCTAAATCCAAGATTGTCGGTGATACAGAAGAAGCAAATCAGAAAAGATTAGAAGCTGACAAAATCTATCAAGAAGATAGAAAGAGATTGGAAAAGGAAGCAGCAACCGTTGCACTTCGAATTTCATTAGGTCAGGCAATTGCAAACACCGCTGAGGCAATCACCAAAATATTTGCTCAAACTGGTGTTGTAGGGATTGTCGCAGGGTCCGCAATTGCAGCTATTAACGCAGCTCAGATTGGTTTAATCTCATCTCAACTTTCTTCATTGAGTTCATACCAAAGAGGTGGATACATCAAAGGACAAGGTGGATTGATATTCGGTCCATCACATGAAAATGGTGGTGTTAAATATCAAGGTGGTGGAGTTGAATTGGAAGGTGGGGAAGCTGTCATCAATAGATTCTCAGCAGTTCAATACAGAGGGTTATTAGACCAAATTAACCAAGCTGGTGGAGGTAGACCATTGATGAGTACAAACTTCGATGATTCAAGAATCTTGGAAGCTCTTGCAAAACAAAGACAGACCCCCATTAAAACATACGTGTTGGAGAGTGATGTTACCAATGCTCAATCGATTAACAGAAGATTGGAATTATTATCACAAATTTAATTTAATATTTATAGTTTATGTTAAAAGTTGTTGACCTTGATATTGACGGAGAACTTTCGGGTGATACTGGTGTTTGGGAAGTTGCTTGGGTTGAAATGCCAGCAATTGAACAAGAATTAATTTTCTTTGGTGAACAAAGATTTTTCAAAGCTCCTGATTCTGTTTCAAGGGTTGCTTGTCAAGCGATTAAAGAAAATGAAAAACGTGGAAATCCCGCAGCAACTCAAGTGGGAAAAATTCGTGGACAGCAATTGTGTTCACAATCTGAAATTTCACTTGAGACAATCAAAAGAATGAAATCTTATTTGGAAAGAGCAAAGGTCTACAACACAGACAATTGGGATGACAATGGAACAATTTCTTGGAAGTTATGGGGTGGTGAACCAGCTTTATCTTGGGTGGATACAATTTTATCAAAAGAAAATTTCCAAGATGAGGGATTGGAAGGAGCATGTTGGGAAGGTTGGGAAGCCATAGGTATGAAAGAAAAGGATGGAAGAATGGTTCCAAATTGTGTTCCAATCAAAAATTCGAAACAAGAATTTGTTTATCCAAATGCCGGTGAATCAAAGGATGAATATGTTTCAAGATGTATTGAATATAACATGAATGAAGGTAAATCAAAGGACCAAGCAATTGCAATATGTTTGAACATTGCCGAAGAGGAATTTAGAATAGGTGGAAAAGTTTCATTTGACTATGATGGAACCGCATCTACCAAAAGAGGTAAAGACCTCATTAAATCGTTTATAATGCAAGGTTATGAGGTTTATATAGTATCTGCTCGTTCGAGTAAAGATGCGATTGTAGAAGACCTAAAATCACTTGCAATTCCAAGATATAGAATATTTGCTACAGGTAGCAATATTGCAAAGGTTGAACAGATTAAAAGATTGGGGGTAGAAAAACACTACGACAACAATCCTGATGTAATTGATAGATTAAAAGAGGTTGGTGAAGATTTCGATTATGATACTGGTGGACTACCCCCATATACATCCTATCCTGAAACAGGAGCCACAAATGCGATGTTAGTAAAACCAATTCTTCAACCAGTATTGTTTGAGGATTGTGATTGTTATGCATCACAAATGGAGATAGATATATTTGGTTACAGAACAAAATATTTCTACATCTGTCCTGGTGCAATTGCTACCTTTAATGATTTGGTAAAAAATTCAGGAACCTATAACCAAGATGTCTTTGGTATGATACGTAGTGCTGCTGTATTGGCAGATGCTGTGTTTAAGATTGAGAAAGATGTTATTGAAAGAGGAGCTGCATCCCAAGAAGAACTAAACGAAGCCAAGATGTTGGTTGATGATTTCAAAGATGTAATGCAAGAAATCGAAGACATCGTTGGAAAACAATATGACATCTCTTACATGGATGGTCATATTAATAAAATTGAATCATACATTTCATCTCAGGACTTTGCTGATTACCCCTGGAATGAGTGCATACAAGACCAAATAGATAGAGGATATGACGAAGAAACCGCTCAAAAGATATGCGGGAAAATCCGTTGGCAAAACCAGTCAAAACAAGAATTTGAATTACTGGGTTATGTTGATGGTCAACCCGTTTTTAGAACCCCTGAAGAAGCTGAGCAATACGGAGAAACTGAACTTGGTTGTTCGGGGTCTCATGAACATATGGACCAAGAGGGCAATGTTGTATACATGGCTTGTGAAACACATCCTCAGCCCACTGAAGACATGGGGGTCGAACTTGAAGACCTTCTTGCTCAAGGGTGGAGAATCGAAAGTGTCGGACCAACGGAAAACATCGTTGCAATCCAACAAAGAGCACAAGAAGCCTTCAGTAAGGTCACAAAGGAAGAGTTCTACCAAATAACCACAAATCCAAATGGTCCATCATCATTAGATTATGGTGGTTCAAAAATCAGGTACATCTATGCTGTTGGACCTGGTATGGGAGCACAACTAATTAGGACTTCACGTGAGTTCTGTAAAAGAATGTTGGGTGGAAGACAATTTGTATTTAGATACGAAGATATCTTGGCTCTAAATGCTCAAATTACTGCTCAGGATTTTACTGAAAGAAAAATAATCCCAAGACCAAAGGGAACTGAACCAGATATTTTCCAATGGAAAGGTGGAGCAAATTGTAGACACATTTGGATTGAACTAATCTTTTCAACAGGAAATCCTGATGAGAGGTATGAAAAACCTCTATCCAATGACAAAAGAAAAATGGAAAGAGATGCTGCCTTGGTCCTTCCTGCTGATGGTCAATCAGGAAATGTGAATCCAAAAGCAACTCCCATCAAAGGAGATAGAATGGAAGCATTTGGTGCGGATTATTGGGATAACGAAGACTTAACTCCTGTGGGTTATGTTCAAGGACTTCCAATTTTTGATTCATTGTTGGAAGCTCAAGACGCGTCTTATTTCTTAAATTGTGGTGGAATTACAGAACCTGTAGATTTTATGGGTGAGAGAAAATTCCAAGCATGTTCTTATTCAGCCAAGAAAGCTGAAATGCAAGACCAGATGTTTAAGTCAATTGAAGAAAAAAGATTAATCTATACTCCACTTATGATTCCAAACATTCTAATTCCAAGAATGGATGAGGTTACAAGGGAAAGATATTTTGTTAAATTCAAACCAGAGGTTATTGAAAAAATACAAAATAAGTTCATGATTGAACAAAGACTTCGTGAAACAAACTATGAACATACCAATAAGAAGTATCAAGACATCGTAATGGTTGAATCGTGGATTGTTAAGGGAGACAAAGATAAAGCCTATGAACTTGGATTTACCAAAGAACAAATTCCTGTTGGAACTTGGATGGCTGGTTACAAAGTCCTTGATACCAAACAAGGTGATGAATTAATTAAATTAATCAAAAATGGTAAGGTTCGGGGAAGTTCTGTAGAAGGTAACTTCATTCTGAATTTTTCGCGTGAGAAAAACGATGAATATTTATTAGAACAGATTATAAACACAATTAAACAAATTACTGAATAATGACTGCAACAGAAGCAATTGACAACATCGTTAAGCTTTTAGGTCTAAAGTTCAAATCTGAAGAATTTGCTGTTACCAAATTGGTAGACGGAATTACGGAGGTTACAAACAACAAAGAAACTGACTTAGCGGTTGGTGATGAACTTTTTGTTGTTAAAGACTCAACGTTGGTTCCTGCTCCATTTGGGGAGCACATCACTCGTGAAGGTATTAAAGTTACCGTAGACGAAGCTGGTGTAATTCAAAGACTTGAAACTGAAAGTGCTGAAAGAGTAGAAGATGCTGTTGAAGATATTCGTGATGAAAAAGAAGATATGATGTCAAGCGACACCTTAGCTGACGGTACCAAAATTGAGACCGACGAAGAAGGACAATTCGCTGTTGGACAACAATTGTATTTCATCACAGAATCAGGCGAGAAGGTTAAAGCCCCAGCGGGTGAACACACAACTCAATCTGGCATAACCATCGTTACTGATGGTGAAGGAATCATTACAGGAGTAAAATATCCTGACGAGTCTGGTGAAGGTTCGTTGGAAGATTTTCAATCTGAAATGAAAAAAATGAAGGAAGCAATGACTGAGATGCTCGACGTTATGAAATCCATGAACAAATTTACGAAGGACTTTGAAGCCTTCAAAACCGATTTTGAAGAATACAAGAAACAACCAGACAGAGCACCTGTGGTGAGAAAAACATTCGCATCAGAGAGTGTCCTTGATTGGAAACTTGAACTCTTGAAAAATTCAAAAATGATAAAATAAAATAAAATTAATTTTCAATAAAATGAAAGACAACAAAAAAAAGTTGAACTTTAACTACGACTTGTCAGCTCTTCCTGAGTACAACAGTTATGGTTCAGATATGCTTATCAAAGCGTTCTTGGGTCTTACACTTCCTAAGTATTCGAGTGTGCGCCCGAATCTTCGCGGGACAACTGAGAAAGTAGGTTTCGTTACCAACGATGTAATCCTTCAAGACCTTTCTTGTGGATTCGACCCAACTGGTGCAACCACTCAAGACCTTGTAACTATTGACCTTTGTAACAAAAAGGCTAACATGCAATTATGTCCGTTAACGTATTAAATTAAGCGGACAATAAATCGGGTGAATTGCTGGAAAATCTGGAGACAGACAATCAGCAGCCAAGCTTCCAAAGAGAATTAAAGTAGGAAGAAGGTTCAACGACTAACAGGTGAGTATCTCAAACAATAAACCTGACACGAGCGCCCGACATCAGAAATGATGATGATATAGTCTAATCACTACGAATAATGAATGAAGGTAGTGAAGGTAAGGATAAAGAGCCTTATCGATAATAAAAATGACGATTTGTACGATACATATTTGTCGCAGTACTTATCAAATGCGAACTTCCAAGAGACAGTTCCTTTTGAAGAAGTTATCTTAACGGATATCTCTAACAGAACTGCAAACCAAATCGAAATCCAATTGTGGAGAAACACCACAGCAACTGGTGCAACTGAGTACAACAACCAGTGTTTCGATGGAGTTTTGACATTGGTTACTTCAGGTAACGGAGCAACTTCAATTGCTTACACTGCAGCTACTGCATCAAACGGTTTGGACGTATTCACAAGATACTATCAAGCAATTCCTGAGAACGTTCT